TCAGTGCCAGATTGCCCACCACGTACAGGTAAAAAATAATCTTCCAACATGTTTTGCATATTGAATTTTAAATTATAATCTCCTGTCTGTGGATCTACGTAAGGAGTCTTTCTCATTTGATTAATAATACGTTGCATAAACGCATCAACTTCTTGAGGTGGAATGTTACCTACATCTACTTTAAATATACGCTTTTCCGGAGCTCTCATTATACGATGTATTAACATCGCATCTTCCATTAAAGTTAATTGCTTCCATACTTTACGAGCTGGCTCAATCATTGACTTTCCATAAGGAAGAAAATTAGAGTCATTTAATAAACGAAAATGAGCAATTTCAAAATTTTCATAACTAATATTACCACCGCCTAATTGCTTAAATTGCACATGATATGGATTATTTGGATCCATACCTTCTTCACGAATAACTTCATATGCAGACATTGGAATTACATTTACAATTCCAATTCCTTCTTGAATATCTAATTTTAAAAATAAGTCTCCATACTTGCACATGTTTCTAACCCATGGCCATAAATTAAAATCTACATTTAAAATGTCATAAAATAAATTATGAAGAATTGCTTTTACATTTTCATTGTCGCTTGTAATTCGTAACACATCACCAAAATCATCTTTCATAACAGTTTCGTCTGAATAAATGTCTAAAGCAGATGCGATAATTGAATCCTGATCCATTACTTCATAATCAGTATATAATTCTGTTTTAGAAGAAAAATAATTATAATTTGGATTATATGTATTCATGGAATGAGGTTTCACTCCATGTAACCTGGTAAAACGATCAATGTATTTGGAATTGTGAGCGTTACCTAACGACTGTAAATGATCGTTATCTACAACACGTAATTGATTTTTACCAACTTTACGAACTATAACATTTGTATTGAAAAGTTTTTTGAGACGTCCGTATATTGTTTTGTCAGCCATATTAATTAAAGGTATTTAATATAAATATCAATAATTACAATAACCAAGTTAAATCTTCGTCGTTACCTGGTTTTCCGGTAGGCATTGTCCATCCAGAGTCTTTCATCATTGCAGAATTGTTATTATATACGCCGCTACCTTTGCCAAAATAATCTAGCGTTTTACGATGCATTTCAATACCTTGTTGACGTAGTTTTAATGCGGTATCTCGAATCCATAAACCGGTTGAAAATGACATTGTGAGGTCATCATTATATCCATGTTGAGCTTCAGCTCTAGAACCGTTCCAGATAAAAACAAACAACTCTTCAATTAATCTACGAGAGCGAATTACAGGAACTCTTTCTCTCATATACGTATCTAATTTAGATATAACAAGAGGTCGCGTTCTGGAAGTCATTGAAAATCCGGGAACCATTTGCGAAGTATCTTTTAAATCTATATACTTTGCTAATTGTTGAGATACATCAGCTACGGAACTATCTTTAGGAGAATAATATAAATTTTTATAATTTCTGTCAATAGCTACTTGAATTGACGCCCATCCAATATTTGCATTTTCAATTACTAGTAAAGCGTCATTATATTCAGTTGCAATATTAACTAATAAATTACCATAATCTTTAGTACTTATTTGGCCTTTATATTCCGCAACTTGAGTAACTGATTCTACATCAATTACATGAAATGCTGAATAATCAGCGCTATCGCCTCGAGCAACGTCAGCTACTACAATATAATCTCTACTATAATCAGGCTGTTCCCATATCCATAAATTACCGTCTATACTGCGTTTTTCTATAGGATCCTGTATAGTAGTTTGATTATACCATTGAAGTATTGCTCCGTCGATTACTGTATGACCTGATGAAATAAAATCACAATCACATTCTTGAGCGGCTCCTTTAGGACCTAAAAGCTCATCTTGTTTATCTCGCCATTTTTGATCGCGGTCTGGATGTACCGTCCAATGAAGCTTAATTGTATTAAACCTATTTCTATTTTCTTCAGCTCCAACCCATGTTTTATGAAAAAAGTTACCAGTACCGTTAGGAGTTGATAATATAATAGCTCCACCGCCGGTAGCTAGAGTTTGTTGAGCTGATATCCAAATTTCTTCTACATTAGAAATAAAAGCAGCCTCATCTATAATCAATAAAGACAATGCTTCTGAACGTCCTGAATCGCCTGATGAAGATGTAGCCTTAATTTGTGATCCATTATTAAGTCGTAATGATAATTTATTATCTTCCGTAGCTGGTAATTTAAGCCATGAAGGTAAATTTTCATACATTACCTTTACTTTTAAAACTAGATTTTTTGCTACTTCCTGTTTAGTGGCGATAACTAATATATTTTTATCCCCGTAAAATGTCATAAGCCATAGTGCATAACCGGCACTTAATGTTGATATACCTAATTGCCTAGACTTTAAAATGATGTTATAATCATGATCTCGCAAGTTACGTAAGGCCTGCTCTTGAAATGGATATAAATGAAACGGTATTTTGCCTTTTTGTGGATGTTGAATTTGGCAATACTTTTTCATGAAGTGTACGGGATCTTGTAAACACTTCTTATATTCTTCTTTGATTATTTCTTTTAAAGATTTTTCAGCCATAACAAATTAATTCTTTAAAATAAATATCAAAATAAATATTTAATCAGGAAATAATTGCCGGCGGCGAGGGTGCTGATGTAACTACATTAACTGCACCAGGTGCTGCAGTTGCTGCTGACACAGGACCAGAAGGGCTAGCGCCTAATACTAACTGACCAGGAGCGGCTGTACCTAACGAAGCTTGCCCTGGAGGAACAATAACTGTAGCAGATTTAATATACGCGTCTATTGCCGTTGCTAGATCTCTCGCTAACTCCTGTTGTGATGATATTAAATCTTTTCTAGATGCAACTTGTTTTTGTAGAGCTGCAAATATTTGAGCTTCTAACAAAGGTTTAACTAATGCCATAACTTTATTTTTTATCTTTTATCGGACCTCCAGCTACCCAAGCATTGCAAGTTCTAGAACCAGCACACTTAAATTTAAGAAATGTGCAATAACCTAACTTACCAGCTTCAATAGTATCCCAAGCGTCTTTTTCTGCTCCTTCGGTATCATCAGTTTCCGGTTCTTCAACAGGCACAACATCTTCACCTTCAGACATCTTAGGTTCAACCGTAACTTCTTTTTCTCCTGAAACAATTCCCTTCTCAATGCAGTTAAGCATTTTAGTAGTTATATTAAAAGCAGCACAATTATTGCAACGAGATGATTTAGCTTCTTCCATGGAATCTAAATTCCATTCTTCCATTTTCTTTTTCCAAAATTTAATGTTTGGATTGTTTGGATTCAATGGCCCATATCCATACTCATCAATTGCTTTTTGACGATGTTCTAAATTAACTGTAATGTCCTGCGTTGCCACAGGACACTTCATTTCTTCTTCAGCTTCTTTTAATAAATTTACTAATTTGATCATATCATTTTTTTAATTTGATAATCGTTTCTTTAAGCATCGAATCTAATTTTTTAGTAATAGATTCTTTTTGATTAAATGGAGGAGCCATGTTAAAATCTCCTGCTTTAGTTCCTTTTAATTTACCAGTAATAGCATCAATTTTCGGTCCTCCTACTGAAGGGTCAAATTGAGGCATATCTTTACGTGCTGGAGCGTCTGGATTATTAGGTAAATTTTCTAAATTCTCTCCAACTCTAGTTGCGATTGCTATACGTAATTGATATACAGCATCTTCAGAGCTAGGTTTTCCAGGCCCTACTTTATCTTTTACTCTATCAGCTAAAGGACCTAACCATTTTAATACAATATTAATATCTTTATTTTCTCCAGAAGTTAAGTCTTGCATCATATCATCATTAAGCAATGCACCTGGAGCGTTTGGGTCAGTCTTTTTATTGACATTTTGCATAATCATTTTTCCAATCGCAGCTGCATCTTTACCCATTATATTTGTTTTAAATGGCTTATCTTGCGATGGAATTGGTTTACCAGGTCCTAATTCAGCTGCAATTGCAATTTGCGCAGCAGCTAATTTTTCTTTAGTATTTTTTCCTGGCCAATTTACATCCTTTCCAGAAATTTTTGCATTGTTACCTCCAATAGAAATTGCACCTGACCATCTGTGATGTCCGTCAATAATTAAATCTCCAGAAGTCACAATACCCATTGCAGTTGGTCCTGAGGTAATAGCATCTGTAAGTGTTTTAGCAGATCCTAATGGATATGATACTGATTTCATTAAATCAATTTCACTTTGCGTTGGTTTATAATCCATAGCAGCTCCGCCGGCTGTTCCTACAGATACAGTATCATCTGACATATCACCGTCTGTCTCTGGACTAAGTAAAAGTTCTTTACGTACTATGTCAGACTGGCCATCGCTAGAATCTAAAAATGCTCTAGTAGCTTCTGGCCCTGCTTTAAATGCTGCTTGCAATGCAGCAGCCAATTCTTCTTTAGATTTAGCTTCTTTTAAAA